TGCTTAGGCTGCCAAGCAGGGTTTTTGCTGGGTACACAATAGCGACCTAGATCATCAGGCTGCACCCCCATAGCTTCACCTATGTCGATGACATCGACACAGACGGCTGTAAGCATCCCCTCTGGGGCTAGTTCGTATTCTTTCTTCTCCTTTTGTGTTATTAACATACCTGTTTATTTCTCTTTTGTTTCTAGTTCTTCAACACACTGCACCAGATCTGATCTGCGTAGGATGTTGAGAAAATCTTCTGCCGGCAGCGTACAGAGCCAGCCGTGATTATTCTTGGTGTGAGCAACTACCGGGATCTTGCCGGCAGCCTTGTCAAATAAAGCCTGTTTGATTGCGTCCCAGATGTTCAGCCTCTCCACATTCTTGACCTCCCAGTGGATAACCGGCAGCTCAGGGCATTGGACATCGGCAGAGGATCCGTCTGGACTCTTCCCGCTGAACTGCTGGCTCCTGAAGCTCTTGCCGAAGCCAAACTCCCGAAGCATATCCCGCCACTGGCGTTCGCCCCTCTTACCTTTTTCTCTGCTTAGTTTGCCGCCCACTGTTCTAAATGTTTGATGTTAATTCTGGTGATCTGAGGGCTGAGTTTTACTGCCTTCAAGGTGTTGGCCTTGATTGCCCTTCGGATAGTGTCAGGCGATACTGAGAGCCTTTGGGCGGCAGCCTGCACTGAGATATGAGTTACCATTGAGAGCCTCCTTGAGGATTGGAGGTAGAGGAGTGAGACGTTTGTGCCAGCAGGGGAAAACTATGAAACACCCTGCATCTTACTGTCCTAGTTAGAGGGAGCTGGTTCATAGCTTTGCGCGAGTAACCAGCTCAACAAGCACTCCCGTCATTGTCATCTGTCGGTTCTTCGCCATTACCCTTAACTTTTTAATGACATCTACAGGAAACCTGTAGTGAACTGACTTCCGATTTACCTCCTCTACCTCCTGACTACTCATAACAATCACGCCTGATTAAAGGGCGTGCAACGTGTGTACACTGTGGCTACAGTAAAGGCAAGCAGTTTATTGCGTTACATTTAAAAAAATAAGGGTTGACTGTGTACACACAAGCCTGACACCGTCCCGGCTGTGGCTGCTAAAGCTAAGAAAAATAAGGAACTGGTACACTTCCGCTTTGATGCAGATCTGAACGAGCTGCTTGAGGCAGCCTCTGATTATCTTGGGACTACCAAGACCGATCTAGTCGAGAACTGTATCAGACTCAACCTTGACGAAGTTATTAGCTCTGAGGAAGGTCGAAAGACGGCTGCTGCCAAGCTCTTTAAGAAGGTACGTCGAAAGACAGAGCTGTAAGATCTCTTCTTTTGTTTTCCCTGTAGTTCTCTCTGCCTCCTTTAGAGATCTCGACTGCTCCACATCAATCAGTAATTTCATCTGTGTATTTTAGTTTTTAAGCTGGGACAAATACAGTCCCGCGAGTGAATACTGTGTACACTGTTACATTACGCGCATTGCGTAAAAAGGTTTCAAAAAACCCCCCTGCGTTAAAAAAACACAGGAGGGTTGTGGGTTTCGCAAAAACTAGGGGTGTTTTTTGCGATTGAGAGGTTTGCGAAAAATTAGGGCTAAATTTTCCTATTGGTAGGTTTTACTAAATTCGACCCTAGTTTTAGTAATTGATCTATTTTACGATTTGCACCTTTACCTTCAGAATCCCGGCATCTGTGTGGCAGAGCTGCTGGAAGGCTTTACGAGAGAGATCCAGATCCCTCCCTTTTATAAAAGGCCCCCTGTCTGTGATCACAACAATTACAGACTTTGGCCCAAGTCGTACCTTCAGCTTTGTTCCAAAGGGCAGCGTCTTGTGGGCTGCTGTCAACTTCTCAGGATCGAAGTAAGAGTACTTCCAGTTCAGGTGATGCGATGCTGTTGGCCGGCCTTTGTATTTAGCCCCGTAGTAGCTTGCCACAGCCTCTGTTTCAGTTGCATAGGGTCGAGACACTACCCAGCCAAATACGAGGCCACAGAGGGCGATTGTGCTGATTAGTTTCATTGGTTGCCCCTCCAATCATAACAATCATCTTCGGCCCAGTTTTTCGGCCTCTCTACAGTCTTCACCAGTTCCTGATGCTCAATATAACTATGCCCCTCAAGTAGTTTAATGACCTTAGCTTGATCAAGTTTCCCTAGATCTATCTTGTGAACTAAAACGTGCTCTGCAGCAGGAGTAGCAAGCCTTTCTCTGTAATACTCCCTAGCCTTTTTGATAGCTTCAGCCTTGCTTCTGTAGTAACAGCGAAACTCATCGTAATCATATACCTCGTAAAGTATCACAGCTTCACCGTCCTTCCCACTCTCGGCATATTGGCCGGATCTGTTTGCTGTTGGATCCAGTTCTTCAGTGCAGCCTCAGCAGCCAGAAGGGAGTCAGGGCTGACCCTGCTCCACTTCTTGACTCTGGGATCCTTATCCTGTGCCAGCATCAGGATAAACTCCTTAGTGGCTTTCTGATTAAGTAAGCTCACGCTGCTGCCCCCTTTCTGATGTTGAAGGCAGGAGTCTTCAGCATACTGACGTAATTAGCTTTAGCTACCTCTGGGGTGTTGCCCAGCATCTCAGCAGCCAGCCAGACAGATTTAGTCTGCAGAGCTACCTGTGATCCGAAGTACTTACGAAGATCGTAAGCCTTCTTTTTGTTGGTAAAGCCCAGCTCTGTCAGCTTGGCGTTTAATCGCCTCCAGATCTTGTCTGTGCGCTCTGTCATAGAGCCGGCTAGGATATGCTCCCCTTCCTTGTTGTGGCTCTCAAACAGCTCCCTGTCGCTCTCTGATTGGTAAGGCAGATCTCTGGGCTTGCCGTCCACCTTACTGACCAGCACAGAGAAAACGTGAGGCAGCAGCCAATGATGCTTGGCTCTGCCGGCTTCACTGTTACGCAAGCCATACTCTGCCATTAGCTTGAAAGCGATGTAGAGCTGGGGATCAGAATCCTTGATGCTGTCGAAGTATTGGAAAGCCTTCTCATACCTGCCATCTGTGGCAGCAGCCCAGCCCTTGATCTTGGTCTGGCTGACCTTAAAATTAAGAACGTCCCAGCCTTCCGGCAGCTCGTAGTACTGCAGCAACTTGTCTGCCCAGATGCTGAGAGCACAGCGGAGGATGCTGGCAGCCTTATCCTTACGCTTGGCCTTCTCCTCATCATCTCCAAACCTGCCTACGCAACTCTTCACCCACTTTTTCAGAACCTGAGCTGTGAGCTTACTGACCGGATCGGTGAGCTTCAGGTTGTTCTCCCGAAGCAGTCTCTTGTAGCAACAACGGTTGCCGATGATAGTGGACTCCTTCACCTCGGCCTCTCTCTCGTAGATGCTGAGGCACTGCTGAAATGTCAGCACCTTCTTCTCCTTACGTTCCAGCTTGGTCACTGTGTCGTAGTTGCCGGCTGCAAGCTCCTCCAGCCACTTCTGTACTCGCTGGGCTGCTGTTGTCTTGTCCGTAGTCTCAGGGCTGTGCCTCTTCGCTTTACCATCAACCCAGTGACGGTATTGATAGCGTCCTGTTGGCAGAACCTTCAGCCTCTTGGTGATCTTCTTTATTGTCGGTATTTTCATATCTGTGTGTGTGGGTGATGTTGTTTGGCATCACTCCCCTATGCCCCCGAAGGGGCAACGGGGAGGGGTGACTTAGGGCTGGATGCGATCACCACCCCACCGAGTGCTCTCCTCCTCACCAACGCGCCAAATCTTGCACTTCCTTATTTCGCCTTTTTCGTTTTTCAGCCAAACGTAGCACTTTGTTCGCTTCACTACATCAAAACGAACTGTCACCTCTTTGTAACCCCATCGAGTTGAGTAAACAGATTTGTCTTCTTCAAATTTTGGGTAAAGATTATCCCGTTCAAAATGAAACTGCCTCTCTAGCCTCTGAAGAGTTACACCACAAAGCCGTGAGTAATTGTAAAAATGTGGTCTTTCAGCAGTGTCTACTCTGTTAGCAAAGTGCAAAGCGTGGGCGATGTTTTGGTACTCTTGTTCTGTTAGTTCTATTGTCATATCTGTGTGTGGGTGAAGGTTAGGCGGCAATTCTTGCAGACTCAGAAAGAAACTTCTTCTGATCTTCAGTGACCTCCCAGATAACTGGGAACTGTGTAGTGCGTTTAACTTTGTTGTGATTAGCGTACCAGCTATCTGGCTTCTTCCCGAAAGTCCAATGATTGCCCCGCTGCTTCCTTACCGCTTGGAGATCGTAATCGGCGTAAAACTCGTAACTCCAACCTGAACCGTATTGCCGATTAGACTTGCGAAGCACTTCGCCGTTTAGTTCGTACTGGAACGTCTTGAAAGAACCGTCCCGCTTAGTGAGTACCTTACCTGTGATTATGTTTTTCATATCTGTGTGTTTTGTTTTGTGTCCGGCTGTATCGCCGTAACGGGGATAACCATAGTGTACACTGTGTACACAGTCAAGCGTTTTAATCAAATGATTTTCCTCTTGTTTACTAAGGTTTTTGAAGGTTCTGAAAAAAAGTTTAGAAAAAAACGTCCTCGTTAACCGTAATTTTCCGGAGGCGGTTTCAGAGGCGGTTTTAGGCGCGTATCCCTGCCCTTCCCTGCATATCTCTGCATAGGTTGAAGATAAGAAAAAAACAGAAAACGCTTGATGTCTTTTAGGAAAAACATCATTTTCTCGCCTCCTTTCGGGGAAAAGCCAGTTTAGCTCAGTTGGTAGAGCACTCGATTTGTAATCGAACATTTACCCTAATTTGAAGCCCTGTTTATAGGGCTGTTTTTTTTGGAGGCGGTTCTAGGGGCGGTTTTAGGATTTTAGCAAATCCCAGCGTCCAAGAAACTTCTCCAAGCACTGCCCCGTTCTTTTACGCCCTCGACCGTACGGGAACAAACAAAAGCTGAACCGGCCAGCCTCAAGCTCATCCACTGGGATGACGTAGTAGATAGCTGGGTGAAGGTAGACGATCAGGACATCCACAAGGCTGGGATCCCACTTGCCCAGCAGCACCTGCGTCCCTCTGTTCTTCACAGGATCCCAGCGAGATTTGACCTGCACCCTGAGCGTCTGCTGCCTGTGGGTTGCAATCAGATCAACAGCAGTTCGATCTGAGATAGGTAGGAAGACATCGAAGCCAAGGTTGAGCAGCTTGGCTGCTACCAGCAGCTCCCCTGCCCTTCCCTTGGAAAAATTAGGCTCTGTTTTTCCCGCCGGTCTTCTTCTTGACCTTGGCGAGTGTCCCGTAGACGTAGGCTTTTTTCCGCTCACCAGTCATCCCCTTCTTGCTGGCAGCCTTTGACAGTTTGCGATGCAACTTCTTAGGCATAGCGTTTTTTCTTCTTGGCCGTCTTGGCAGCCTTCTTGAACGCTGAAGCAGTAGGTGCTCCTTTGCTCCCCGGCTTCCGCATACGCTCCCCTGATCCTGCTTTGATCCGCTTCTTCTTAGCGTGAATATTTTTGTAGAGACTCATAACTTTACCACTTCTTACAGCTCCAGTAGCGAGCTGACAGTTTGCTGGGTTTGCTGTCGCATTTGTGTCTGGCCCTGAAGCTCTTCCGTCTCTCAGGGTTAGACTTCTTGATCGTCATATTCGCATCACCGAATCGGATCGTCTTGGTCTTCTCGCCCTCTTTGGCGTTGACCACAAATTTCTTTGTGCCGTAGCCAGCCTCTCCTTTTCGGATCCTTCGGGGGGCGTTGTGTTTTGTTGGAATACCTTTTGCCATTACTCAAACTTGATTGATTCAGAATTTAGCCCGTCAAAGAACTTTTTAAAATTAGGATCCAACCCTTCGGCATAGATCAACAGGTGAACTCTTTCCGGTGGAATGCTGCCTACCCCAATCTCCTCGCCGTACATCTTACCGATCTCTCGGTAGACGGCTATCATCTGAGGCTTGTCCTCTGGGTAGGGGAATCGCTCAAACGTCTCCCTCTCAATGTCAGCCAGCCCCTGCATCGTTGCCTCAAAAGAATCTGAATCTGGATCCCCTATCGCTGCCTCCAGATCTGTCAGCTTCTGCATCACTGCCTCCTTGTCCACTGTATCGGTTACAGTCTTCAGTCTGGCCCTCTTTTTGTCCCTTCGGATCTTGGCGGCTGCCTCCTTGATCTCCGGCAGGTTATCCAGATCTATCAGCTCTCGGATTAGCCTCCGTTTCATACCTCTCTCCAGTACCGCCTCTTTATCCTCTGAGGGCAGTTTAGTGGTGGAGGGGGTGATCTTACCTAAACCTGTTTCAATGCTCTTCAGGAGGCTCACAGCCTCACCCAGCTCCTTCTCCTGCTTCTCCTGATCTGGGTTAACTGGCTGGCTGTAATCTCGATCCCCTTTGAACACCTGCAGCACCTTCTGCATCAAGCCGCCCTCTTCCTTCGGATCTGATGCGATGCTGTAGTAGTTGAAATTCTCAAACATCGGCTTGTCACCAACAGGGCCAAGTCTGAGCCTGTCGGATCCAGCCACTGCCGGCTTTACCTCTTGCTTCGTTGCTGCCTTGCTTCGGCCCCTGCGAGCCATCTCCATCAGCCTCTGTCCACCCTTCTTTCTCATCAGTCTAAAAGTTGCTGCAGCAGTTGCCTGCTCTCTTCCTTCTCTTCCTCTGTCAGCTTCACCTTCGGTATAATCACACCACTAGGAGGCTGAGGTGCTGCAGCTTGTACAGGTGCTGAAGCTGCTCCTCCTCTACCCTCTGGCATAAAGTAACTAAACCCTTCCTGAGCCAGCTCCTTCACTTCTGGGGAGATGTCAACATAGTTGGCTTCGTACTCCTGCTTAAATCTGGGCAGTAGCCTTTTTTCTTGTTCATACTTTTCTACTACCTCGGTGCGTCTAATTATTTCTTCTTTTAGTTTTCCCCACTTAACTAGAGCATCAAGTTTGCCGCTAACAACATCAAAACCAAGCTCCTCAAGCAGCTTGCTCCTTCCTGAATAAGTTTGCTCCACTTGCGCTTTTTCCGATATTGCAGAAAGCTCTTTCTCTAACCTGCTGATCTCCTTCCTTGCTCCTTCTGGAGTAAAATTATTGCCAATTTCTTCCTCTAAGTTAGAAAACTTCTCCTTGTCTCTTAGTAGCATTGATTTGTTAGCCTCAAGCATTGTGTCAATTTTTTGCACTTCCTTGTTTGCAACCTCCACCCCTAAGCCAACTCTGCCCACTGCACCCTTCTTCTTGGTTATCTTTCTGGCGATCTTCGGAAGGCTCTTGTCGTAGAGGTTGCTGGCCCACTCACCTCCTACTTTCAAGTCTGTGCCGGTAAGGCTCCCCGGCGATTTAAAAGCCATAACCTTCTCAGCCAACTCTTTCCCAATTACTTCGTCTAGCTGCTTCCCATTGAATTGGCTGGCTTTAAAAGCTCCGTCAACTTTCCCATCGTTGTCCACCATCATCTTGAAAGAATCACCCTTACCTGTTTCAAGTCGGATTGCCCTAACATCTTTGTCAACGGTAGAAATTGCTATTTCGTTGATCACCTTACTTAGGTCATATCTGTCAGCCGTATCCTTACCAGTGATCCAGCCCAGCCTGTCGTAACCGTTATCTGCTGCCCAGCGGATCATTCTCTTCATTACAAGATCCTGCCACTTGCTGCCTTTGTAAGGCATATTTGGTGCTCCGGCTGGGTTAGTTGGGTGCTTCTCTGTTAGCTCTGCAATTTTAGCTTCTATGTTGTCGATCTTCTTAGTGAACTGCTTGCCTTTTTTCGATGCAAGCATCTCCTCGGTTAAGGCTTTCTTGTCAGTTCTATCGCGATAGGATTCCAAGAAATTCTGTCGAAGCGTAGTCCTCTCATCGAAAAGCCTGTTAATCTCATTCTGAATCACAGCAGGTCTTTCTTTCTTAACACCCTTCTCCCTGATGTCACTGTTCCAATCGCTCTGCACCTCATCGAGGAACAGCATCCTCTTACCGTCTGCATCTGTCCTCTCTGTGAATCGGATATGCGCTAGGATATTCTGCTCAGGGAATCTGTGACCACTTGGGACATAAAAAGTATCTTCTGGGCTTCTCTCAGGCAGCTTCAGCACTAGCTCGCTGTAGTTCTCTCCACCGGGGAGAGCTGCCGGCCCTCCTGCAAATTTTTCTGTTGGGGCGAATAAAGTTTCAGATACAACTCCTTGAATATACTGATCAGCTTCCTCAAGTGTCTTGAATGTTAAAGTGTCATTCTTTGCTGATAAGCGTAAGGTGAAAGGTCTGTCTGCCCCATACTTTGCCAGTATCCTCCGTACTGGTAGATTTGTCCTTCCGGAAGGAGTGACCTCTGGAGCTGCCTCTGTCAGTTGACCAAGTGATCCGTAAATATCTCCTTCAGGATCATCTGCCCTGTAGATTTCGTATATGTTATTTAAGGTATCTGGGACATTGCTTTTTTCGACGGCCTCCAACTTTGCCCCTATTGAAGACCTAAGCACCTCCTCAACCTCCACCCCGTTATTCTTGAGGTAGCTCAGGAGATCCTGCTTGGAAATCTTATCCTGTGAAAAACGCAGTTTTCTCTTGTAGTCTTCTAGCGTTCTTTTAGAGGCTTCTAACTCAACCGGATTCAGGTTCCTTACTTTACCTGTAAAAGGGTCTTCTGTCTTACCTGACGCTATATTCTTCTCAGATATTTCTATCAGCTCCTTGTAGGTCTGAGCTTGCTTCTCGCTCTGCTCCTTCTGCAGATCCAGATAGTCCAACACCCCACTCCACTCCAGCTCTGTCTCTGGGGCGTTCTTCTCAAGCAATGCCTTTGCCTGCCCAACTGAAGTCATCCCCTCCTTGTTGAAGATGCCAGCCTTTGCTCCCTCTACTGCTCGCTCCGCTTTGCTGTAGAAGGTTGGCTGTGGCATAAATCGGGGTTGTCGATCCTCCAGCTTGTTAATAATATTCTGGTCAACCTCTCCTCCAATTAACCTACTCAGCTTTGGCTCAATATCGGTGTGCATAGCTTCGTGAGCTTTCCAAATATATCTGTTTTGGTTTTCGTCAACTGTCTGCCTAGTAGCTGGCCCTGCTCCTGCAACCTCTCTGCCAAAAAAGTCTACCACTTCCTTTCGCATTTGCCGTCTGTCTGCTCCGGTTGGGTTCTTAATTACTTCAACCCCGTTAACATAAAGAACCTCGCGATTAGAGGCCGGCATAAAGCGAGCACCCTGCTGCTGGTTAGGCAGAGCCATAAAGTTCTCCAGTTGTCTCCGGTAGAAGTCTTCCTGTGACTTCATCGGCAGAGGCTTACCAAGCGAGTAGCTCAGTGACTTGCCAAAGTCTTCATCTAGCACCCTGTCCAGCCGGTAGGATCTGATAAGGTTCTCCAGATTCCTGTAGGCTCTTTTCTTCTGCTTGCCGGTCTTAGGATCCACAGCTCTCCTAGCTGCAGCTATAGGGTTGAAGTTGCTTTGAGTCCCTTGAGCGTCCTCTCCCTTATTGATATTAAAAAAGTCATTCAGGACGTTTCTTCTCTGCTCTGCAGTCTTCTGATCTGGTGCAAGCCCTGTCTCTCCCGGCCTACCGTTTTTGTGGTTTTCCAGATACTTGAAGAGATCAGCCTCAAAGGCTTTCACATCCTTATCCCAGAGAGCCAGTTTATGCCCTCCCTTGTGAAGGGCCTTCTTAGTGTCATCAGCCCAAGCCTTTAGCTTGTTGTGATAAGCACCCAGATCCAAAGAGGTGAAATAAAAGTTCTTTGCTTTGCTAACGTGGAAGCCAAGAGGCACAGCTATCCTGTGGCTGCTGCTTAGGCTGCTGCTGTACCTCTTACCTCTGCCGATTGCAGCGTTGTAGAGGAACTGCAGGGGAGCACCGGGATCGTCTGACATCATTGTGCTGACTTCCCTGATTATCTGCTTCTGATTAGGTGTGAGGATGTTGTTGGGGATCGTATCAATAGCGTCCAACTGCCTTGGAGTTGGTACACCCTTGAAAGATACTTCACCTTTTTCGTTTACCTCTGATGTCATCCCGTTGGGATCCTCAGTGTCCTCCAAAGCCTTCCTGACCAGTTCAGATCTGTCTTCCTGTAGCTTCCTAATCTGACCCTCTGAAAGCAGTTGAAGGGTAACACCGTCAGGCATTAGTACTGGCTCACCATTGTCATCCTTTTTGATGATGTCGGAACTCTTAAAGTGTTCCCTTAGAAAATTGTTCTCAGGCTTGCGAAGTTGAAACTCCACTACCCTACTGCCTGTTACTCCCTGCCCTCCTATCTGGAAGCCGGAAGGCTCTACGTCATCAATATATCGGGTTCTGTACTGCAGCCCTTCCCAAGCCCTCACATAGTCCCTGAGAGCAGCGTTTAGTTCTGGGCTGTTGGTTAGCCCTCTCCACCTTCCCTTAGCGTCTTGCTGTGCGAATATGTCAGAAGGTTCTCCAGACCCCTTGAACCTGATGCCTACAGAGCTGAGAGCCTTCTTCATTCCCCTCAGTGTCTTGCTATGTTCAGCGAGAAGTATATGATCCACAAACTTCTGCGTGACACTTCTCTGGCCTGATGCAATCCCTCTTGGATCTGATCCACTCATCAGATACCGGAAGCTCTCAGCTTCCAGCTCCTCCATCAGGTAATTCAGTTTATTCTGCTCTGCCTGCTCTGGGGTGAACTTCTCCTTGGTGACAGGATCCTGCTTAAAGCTATCTTCCCACTTCGCTTTTTGCTCATCAGTCATCTTGTCAGTGTACTGATCAGCAAAGTCATTCAGGATTGTTTTCTTATCGTATAGACCCTTGACTACCTGCTTCCCTCCCAGCTCCTCACCGAATAGGATTGTCTGAATCTTCCTCAGATAAGGCTGAAGTGCTGGGTAATCTTTTTGCTCTAGCTTACCCTCTTCGTTCCTCACCTTCATCTGCTCCGTATTTCCGGCGAAGCGTTTCATTGCGTGCCAAGCCTCGTGGAAGAGGCTGTTAGGGCCGCGCCAACCTGTGTTGATAATTATCTCAGGTTTGACCCTGTTGCCTATGACTACAACACCGCGAGCTGCACCAAACCTGTTAATAAACTCTTGGGGAGATATGAAATCAAAATCTACATTGCCCCGGCTCTCAGGTGTGAGAACACCCTCCAGCATTCTCACCTGACTCATCACCTGCCCCATTGTGTTTATGTCAGGGGCATACTTCTTGATGCTTTCGATCTGCTTAGGCGATAGCCTCTGCCGGAACTGTTCCCAATCGTTCTGCTGCTGGTTCCTAAGTAGCGCACCCTTGGTCAGGAACCTGCCGGCTCCTGCCCCTACAAAGCCGCCTGTGAGTCCTCCACCAAAGCCGGCCCCCATCACTCCGGCATCTTCTGAAGGAGCTGCCAGTGCCAGACCAACGAAGGAGCCAGTTGCTGCTCCCTTACCCAGATCTGAAGCTAGATTGATTGCAGGATCTAAGAAGCTGATTGTGTTCAACTTCTTTGCTGTTTCTTCGGTAGGTGCAACCCTGCTGGCTGCCTTCAGGATGCCCTCAGCACCTCCCGGCCTTCCAACTACCTCACCGATAGCCTGAGCAGTTTCTCCTGCGCTCTGCAGTGCTCTGCCGGCGGAAGAGATAACCCCAACCCTCTGCTCCACTGCTCCAGCTAATGCACCAGCAGGAACGCCAGAGAGATCTCTTGACGCTGCAGCTCCCAGCAGAGCACCAACTCCTGCAGCTCTCTGTGGAGTCTCTACAATATAGTCACCTAGCTGCTCGACCTTCTCCCCGGCTCCCCTTAGTCCTCTGCCTGCCAGCTCTGTTGCCTTGCCTCCCAAGGTTGGGGCTGTCTGTAGCGGATCTGTGAGTGCTGCCCCTGCTGTTAATCCTTTCCTTGAGATCCTCGTACCTAATGCTCCAGCAAACTCTGGAGGGCCGCCGGCATAGCTCAATAGGGTAGCCACTTGTGGGTTGACCACCTTCCTAAATTTCTCGTCAAACTCTGGCCCGAAGAACTCTCCAATTATCGTCTGATCACCCCGTCTGGCTCTCTCAGAGATCTTCTGCATATAGCGGGTTCTCCTCCACCTATCCCGCTGCCTTCCCCTCATCCAGTTTGGGAAATCGTCCACCAACTTCTTACGCTGCTTATCGTCGAGTATGTTGTCGATGTAGTTGGCTGTAGTGTAGTCCCTCTTGGTTGCATCTTCCACATAGGTCAACCCTCTTCTGGCAAACTCTCTCTTGAGCTGATCAACCGGCTTCTGGAAGTTGTCTGTAGTCTCCTCGATGTCATCCAGATCGTCGCTGATTCTCTCCTTGATATAATCAACTGCAAACGTCTTTCTGAGCTGCTCCCTTTGCTCTGGTGAGAGGTAAGCCTCCCCTCCCATTGCTCCCTTCATTCGGTAATCAGGATTTGACTGCCGCAGCTTCATCTCCTTCATCTCCTCACGAAGCTCATCATCCCGAAGCCGGCCAAACAGCTCATTAAACTCCCGGCCCACAACACCTAAATCCCAAGTAGCTCTTGCAACACCTTCAGAGATATTGGCTGACTTCCTCTCCCAACCTTCTGCTGTGAAGAAGTCCAAGCTCTTTAGGGGTTCCGATCCGATAGCCTTACCCCCAGCCCAAAGCTCTCCCAGAACTCCCCAAGCTGCGTCCCAGCCTCCTTTAATAAAGTCTACGGCTCCTGTGGGATTCTGCTCCTTGTGTTCGAGATACTTATCCAGCTCTGCGTCTGTAGGGCTGTATTCAAGATTCCCCTCGATCTTCCTGAAAAGCTCATCGTCTGTGAAAGGTCTAACTTCACCAAAAGGAACAAAGCCGGGATCTAGCTTGAAGTCCTCTTTAGGCTTCCTTGGGGATGTAGTTGAAGGTGTTGGCCTGATCTGCCTCAGCGAGTCAGGAACTGGTGACAGTTTGAACTCTTCTTTCTCTTCAGTGATAGGGACAAGGCTATCAATAAAAGCGGAAGTCTTTTTTTTTGCTGCCATAGATCAAGGCGTTTTCTTGGGCTTAGGTTCGTCCGGTTTTGGCACTAGATAAGGCTGCCATCCCGTATCTGTCTTTATCTCAATAGTGTCACCCGGTTGTATATAACCTAGATCAAAGTACTTTTCTGCCTTCTCTTTAGTGTCAAACTGTAGAGGCTGGAGAGGTATACCTCCCTCATCATCCCAAGGGATTGAGCTAACTCTCCGCATTACGTTTGTAATACCAAGCCGAAGCCTTCTCTTCTGCTCAACCGTCTCAGGATCGTCTCCAAGTCTGGGAATATAGTCCCTAAAGGCTCCTTTATATTCTGATTCAGCAATAGCAGCACCTGACTCCTTACGAAGTACTGCCCTGATAAAGTTGTCTGCGGCTGTCTTGAACTGCCTGTATTTTGGATCTACAACCACATTGAAAAAATCAACCTTGTTGTCTCTCCCCCAACTACTCAGTAACTCCTCAAGGCCTTCATCTTCTGGGACGAGTCCCTTAACATACATCTGATCGATGACTCTGTTATCGAAGCGCATCCTCTCAGAGTAGGAGAAGGCATTTCCTTGTGACTCACTGAGGCTCTTGGTTTGCAAGCCCCTCTTTGTTTTCCTGTTGTCGATTACTTCCTGAAGCTCTGCCTTGATCTCTGTGTCATTGGCATAGCCAGTACCGTCATCCTTTACCTTCAGCCTCTTCAGTAAAGGAACCCCGTCCTTACCTGCCTCGATTGCAAGATCCTTAACCTCTTTAAGCTGGTTGTGGATCCGCATCTCATTACGAGCTTCCGGCTTGTTAAAGTCTTCCGGCTTGTAGGAGCTGCCAGTTTCTTGGAGGAAGGTTGTGAAGGTTGCCATATCCTTGCCCTCTCTTGCCACTTTATCTTTGAGAGTTAACTCATCACTGAGCTTCTGCTTTTCTTCCTCTCTAAGAAAATCCTTATGTGACTGAATCAATGACTGCTTAGTGTCATCTGGAAGATTAGCAAGATCTGTAATCTTCTCTAGGTTGTTCTGATTCCAGTGTTGAACAGCTCTGGCAACATCAGCAGTGCCTACCTCAGAGGCTTTGTAGACTTCTGACTTAATGACAGTATCCTTTATGTTTTTATACATAGCGTCGGCTGTCGGTGACATTGATATGCCAGTGATATGTTTAGAAACCAGATTCTTCCACTGCGTAGGAAAGTTGACATTGTTAAGATCTAACTTGTCAAAGCCTTGCTTGAACTCGTTGAACTCTTTAAGCCCTGTCTTCTCTCTTTCTTTCTTGGCTGTCTCTACGTCCTTCTCAAGCTCAAGAAGTTCTTTCTGCAGGTTCACCCTACCCCTGTTAATCCTTCTGTCTACCTCATCAGGTAAAAGCCTAGAACCAACCTGAAAGGCTGCCAGAAATGTTTTGCCACTCATCGACATCAGATCTTCCCTCCTCCTCCGCTAGTAAGCATTTTGAAAGCTCCCGCTTTTCCCCCTCCCAGTAGGCCACCAGTTAATGCACCCAGCCCAAGGCCAGCTACTGAGCCAAACATATCAGCCCCTTGCTGTTGCTGGTTCATATAATCCTGAAATTGATTATTGTAGACTCCCTGTGCCAAGCCCAGTGATCTGGCTCCTGCATTCGGATCCAGACCGATGCCGCTTCGGATCCCCATAGGATTGAAGGCTGCAGCTCCTTGCTGTGCTCCTGCTATCTGTCCAAACTGAGCTACAGGAGTAGTGCCTGATAGGTAGCTGGCTGCATTAGCCAGACGCTGCTGCCTTAACCTAAAGGCTGCATTGCCCACCTCGAAAGCCTCCTCTGCTGCTGGTGCTGCACCGAAGACGTTACCTCTGGCGAACTGTGCGGCTCTGGTAGCTTGCTGAACCTCATCCCGCATACCGGGGGCAAGCTCATAACCTGATTCAACATCCTCCAAGGCAGCCTTACCGAGTGCATCCCTCACCTTCCTAAATTGAGGATCAGAGATCTCCAGCTCCTTCAGTCGTTGTTTAACAAAGTCAGCCCCGTACTTCTCCTGCACGTTGAGCATTGCCTTCGCCATCCGATCAGCAGACTCCTCAGCAAAATCCAGCTCCTTACGGGATTCGTCAACGTCACCAAAGCCTGTGAAGTCCACAGTCTTCTCTTTGCCATCCATATCTGTGTAGGTGACTTTAGTGCCTTGGCGTGCGGCTGATTCGATTAGCTTCCTAAGCGGTAAACTGTCTATATCAGCCTCAACACCTTCGCGTGTTGCTGCTGCGTAATCGGGGGGATCCGGTGGATCTGCTGAATACATTCCCATAGCTAAAATTCCTCTTTCAAAAACAATTCTCTGACTGTCAAACTAACTTTCTCAAGATGATCTTTTCCTCCTGTGAGGAAGGCAGTCATCAAGCCTAATTCTGTTAAAGTGTCTCGGATCACAAGCGCATAAGTTCGCTTAGTATCCCCAGCATCCTCCCAACTGTTAGCGTCTTTCCAAGCATTCAAGGCAACTATATGCAGCGGGAGAAGGGTGTGCCTGTTGGCAATAAAGAAAGGATTATCCGGCAACTCCACCAGAAGCAGAAAAGCCAGATCGTAAGTCTTCTCTCCCGTCCACTTGTCTTTCTCATCGAATAGGTCATCAATAAACCTTGCCGCCTTGCAGATCACATTCAGATACAGGTGTGCCTCCCTGTTCCCCCCGGCACAAAGTTCTACAGCCTTCGCAACTTTATCCTCGTAAGTGATCAAAGGTCTGCCTCCATAGTGTCGATAAATGCCCCAGCTTGTACACTTCTCAGGGCGACATACTTGTCTCCTGTTGTGTCTCCTGTACTTTGCTGCAGCTTAAACTGTAGCTCTCTGAAAGGATCGTACTGGGTGAGGCTGTATCTGAATCTCCTCACCTTCGCATCTGGCAGCGTGAAGGGTAAAACTGGAGCTGAGGATGTCAGTGTAATTACTCCTGATCCTGTTTCGAGATTGGTAACTAACCTCTCTCCCTCATCACCGTCTAAGATTGGAATTATGTCTACCTTGGCATTACTCCGATCAAACTCGTACTCTACAAAGTCACCACTCTTCGGACTAAGCTGATCACCAAAGGCCAAGCCTCTTGTAACTGCCTGCCAAGCTGTGTCTCTGTAGGTGCTCCCGTCAAAAGTGTCCTGATAGTCAGTGGCTACTGCATTGTCAGGATTAACGTAGTCCCTGAACTCTAATGGGTTCCCAATCTTGTCCAGAACTATCAGCTTCTCAGCGTAACCGTTGAAGGCTGCCACTGCGAAGTCGATAGCCTTGACCTGATAGCTGGCATTACCCTGCCAGAAGCCTCCCCAAGAATTTGTATTTACGTTGTAGACCAGCAGGGCATTGTTGTCTGAACTGCTATCAAGCGGAACAGAGAGAAGGTAGTTACCTCCCCAGAATGTGGCTGCAGCCTTCTGCACTGCTGCACTCCAGTTGATCCGATCAATTAAATTCTGAATCGGGTAGGAGATCACGCCGGCTGTATCGGCTACCATCTCCTCTGCCATTGTACGCTTGAGGCTCCTAACCCCGTCCCGGCTCAAGTAAAGAAGATCCTCACCTACCTGTGCCACTGCCCTGTGGCTGATAGCTCCTGATTTATTGCTGACCTGCCGGATTGTGAAGGTGCTGGTAGCGTTACCTGCTGAGGCTGCCGCTGCTGTCAGAGGGTTAGTGTCCACCACATAAACGCTGCTCTCACAGAAGACCACCACGTTAGTGCCTACCCAAGAGTACATCCCCGTCACAGTTTCGGCTCCTGTGCCTACTTTGAAGGGGTTTATAGTGGTTCCCCCGGTAGTGAACAGAGTGCTCGTAGAGGCTAAATTTGGGAGGATAGTGCTAACGAAAATCTGGTTGCCACTGGGATCGTAAGCAAACACTCGCCCAGAGTTGGCTATCAGGTACTTTGCATCTGCCGGATAGGTTGTGTCTGTGCTGACCGTTTTCACCCAAGCCCCGCCAGAGTATTTTAACTCGAAAATCTTGTTGCTGCTGCTGTCGCTGCTCCAATACATCTTATCAGCAATCTGGCACATATACGCCGGAGTCGATGCTGGATCCAGAGAGCCGGCCACTGCACTGATTGCTGTGACTGTGCCGTTGCTCTCGATCTCAAAGAGGCTGCCGTTTACTGCAGCTATCAATCTCTCTCTGCTATCGGAATCAAAGAAGTGCAGCGTCTGCACGTTGCTGCTGCTGCTGGTGCTACCCAGAAGGTTTGCAAATCTGTGGAAGCCTCTGCGAGTCTTGAGTACCCCGTTAATCTCAGGAGCCAGATCCTTGATCAGTTCAGCCTGTGACTCGTTGAGGAGGTTTTCTCTAAAGTTAGAGACTTGGCCGCCTATGAAACTAGCCTGCCTGTCGTACAGTAGCGTATCGTCAAGTGCATCATTGAAATAGACAGGCATCGCTAAAAGCTAAAATCATTTCGAGTATAGGCTCCTGAAAGATCTTCAGGGGTGATCCTCATAATCTTAGCTGTTTGATTTGTTTCTGCGTCTCTGGCCACTGCCAGCAACCTATCGCCCTCACCTGTTTCAAGCTGGGCTTTGCCGTACTGCCGCTGACGCTTTAGCATATCAGCAGTGCCGTACTTGATCAGTGCGTTATCTATCCCGCTGATCATAGGGGCATCAGTGTCAGCCACTAAAGGCCGGATCTTCTTCTTGCCTAAGATCGTCAACTGAATTGGTTCTGTCTCGTTGAACTCTGGGCGGTTATACAATCTGACCCTCTGGAACTCGCTCTTGGTTTCCCAAGCGTTCCAGTAAAATTTATTATACCCGGTAATGTTCTTTACGATAATTGTGTCAGCCGTCTCTTCCTTGCTCAGTGAAGTGATCTCTGAGTAGCTCTCGAAAGTGACATTCACCGAAGGGCTGGCTGCCAGTGTTACCGTCTCCTTGTAGATCCGATTAGGATCACCTTTCAGCCGGCCAACTACTTCGATCTTTTTCCCAGCATCTGAAGCGTCAACTGTTTCAAAGTAAACACTGCCGTTAACGAGATCAAAATTAATACCCACACTGGCAATAGGAGAAAACTTACGAGCAGTTCCTTTCTCGTTAAGTGATGCCGGATCCTGCATAAACTGGGTGATGATCTCTGAGGGGATAAGTTCTTCATTGTCTGCTGTGATTGCCAAGACGTTGCTAATGTTCTGAGGCATCACAACTGTGTCACCGTAACCAGAAGCGTAGGCAGTTGCTGCTGCTCCTGTACCGGATCCTCCTGTGAAGGTGACTGTAGGATCCTCCTCGTAGTTCTGGCCGGGATTGGTAAGAACTACCTCCCCCACTGAATCATTGAACAGCTTGGCTGTGGCTGTCGCACTGCTACCTGTTGAACTCGTAAAACCAACAGTAGGGGCTGCTGTGTAACCACTGCCCCCGTTAGTGACCTCAATGTAAACGATCCGACCGTCCGGCTGCATCGTCACCCTGTCCACTTCTAAGCTCTCCCTCCAGAGGGCTGAATCGTAGATCAGTTGATGATGTTGTCGAACGTACTCCTTGCATCTGGTGACGCTGGTGCTGTCAGTTTTACCAACCAGATTACAGACGTAGTTCGCTATTTCGAGAAGTGTCATTAGGTTCCAAAAATAAGTATCTGGGCGTTTCTTGGGTTTGTTCCTGCAGCCCCTCCTGAACCGTAGAAGTTAATTGTAAACCCTCCTTCTGCCCTGTTTGAGACAGTGTAATAGCAACCGTTATCAACATCGCTTGTTGAGTCACCATAATTACCAGTGGCTATTACTGTGAAATTAGTTGAAGGAAGATTATCCGAAAAAGTTAGGTCTATTTTGCCGGGAGTCGAGCTGCTTACAGTGGGAACTGCAACCAATCTACTGCCGTTCGTCCAAGTTGTAGGAGTTGTTCCTGATGCCACAAACTGCTGACCAGTTGCATTTGAAGAGGCTCCTACGTTAGTGAAATCGTCTCCGCTTTTGTACTCTATTATCTTGTACTTTGTTGCGCTGCTCAAAGAACCAGAAGATTGCTCTGTGCCGATATTGTAAGAAGAATCTAAAGAGTAATTCCCAGTTGTACCTGAGAATTGCAAAGAGGAACTTATAGTAAGCCAAGCCTTTGCAAATATAGGGCAGTTGATTGCCTGCGTAGGTGTAAGGGCATCCTCTACCACTGTAGCGTTGAAGGGATCCGTTACTGCAGCCCCACTGGCTACTCTCAACACACCTGTGGCTGCTGTTGTAGCTGGCAGACTCTGCAGGAGCTTCTTGGGTGCAATCTGTTTCAGTGACGCAACAGAGGCAGATACCCCATCAGCATCATAGATCAGCAGCCTATCGTCATCATCGTGTACGTCAGTGGCTGCTGCTACAGTGTCCCAATCTGATACTGCCGAAGTGTGCAGCCTCAGCTTTGCCGCTGTGTTGTTCTGTACGTCTGCGTTGCTGCTGTTGACCAGCTTGAACTGGCTGGCTTCTACAGCGTTGATGCTGTCGCTTGTGCCTACCAGCATCTTAGAGGATCCGTTTGTTCCTCCTCCAATCATTGCCAAGTCACTAGCGTCTCCTGTGCTGTTGGTTGCCCTGACCTTAACAGTCTGGGATCCCATAGCTGCCAGCTTGGCGTTGCTTACTGCCCCGGCCCTGATTGTGCCAGTAGTCACCGGCTGAGGGGATGCAGTGCTGATCTTGTCAGCAGTTACAGCGTTTGTAGCTAATTCTGTGGAACCTATTGATCCAGCCGTTACAGAGGCGTTGTCTACCAAGTTATTTAACTTGGCAGCCGTAACAGTGTTGCCTGTTGCAAAGGTTTCCCCCTTGGTCAAATAGGTTCCCATAGCTTACGCCTTGCTGGCTGCTGCCTTCTTCTTGGGTGCTGGCGTTACGCTGCTGGCTGCCTCTACGGCTGCCTCTGCTGCGTTCTGTGTCTTGGCAATACCGTGACGCAGGAACATCGCAAGAATCGCAGGTACTGCAATCTGTAGCCCTTCTGTGATTGTTGCCTCGCCTGTCGCTATTGATGCAGCTACGGCTACCAAGGTCGTAATCGAGGCCCAAACTGTTTTGCTCTTTAACATCTTTATTATTCTTTCTTTATTAATTGTTTAATCTTTAGGAGGACATAGATGATGCTTAAAACCGTAAGAACTATCTTCAGCCCTAAGTCTATATTTATCACCCAGTTCCCCAAGCCTGCCACTGAAACTGCAAGCACCTTTAAATCGTCCAAGTTCACTCACTTGCTTCTTTCCCAGTAAGTTCTAAATCCACAAAGGGAGTATCAATCTCCAGCGTCTTAACTTTGTCCAAATTAATACATCCAGTTAGCAGTACACCGAAGTAGGCAACTGCTACCAAGAAGATTATTAGGGTTATCTTATTTGTCCTCTCCATCTAATAATTCAATTCTCATTGGCCCCTTCTCGCTGCCTTTGGGTAGGTACTCCTGCCCTCCGTTAGTTGGCAGTTTCTTTTCCACTACAAGCTCCTTGAGCTGGCTGTTGGGTACGATCATCTTCGTCTGCCTGTCTGTGAGGAAAAACGTACAGGAGGTGAGGCCGAGCCTTATAACCCTAGCCTGCCGGCCACTGATATAAAGGATCTCATCGTTCTCAAAGTTACTCCCCCAAAAAACTAAAATCCCTTGTACAAAATTAAAAAGAACATCCTTAAAGAGCAGTGTTGTAAAGGCAGCAACCAGCAGCCAACCGTAGTGTCCGATTGCCTGCTCTGCCAACTGATCAACATTTACCTGCTCTATTAGGTTCGTCATTCACTAGCTTCTTCTTCGGCCTCTTCTGCAGGT